AAGACAACCGCATCCCCGAAGTTATCGAACACAACGGACGCAAATATCAATTAATCCCCTAACCATGCCCAAGCCCAAAGGAAAAGAAATCCAACGAAGAGTGGCCACCATCTACGCCGTGTCGTATCTCGCCTCACGCCCGTACAGGGCCACAGAACTCGCCGAAGTTCTTGGGGTGACCATCCGTACCACCTATCGAATCCTAAGCGATTTGCGGGCCTCAAATTGGCTCGTCCAAGATAACTGTACCTATTCAATTCAACCCAACCAAACCCCAATCCAAAACCCATGAGTAACTACACCCCCCAACCCAACACCTTCTCCCTGTTCGCTAACGACAAGGGTGACAATCCAAAACGCCCCGACTACCGTGGGGACATCATTCTCCCCGACGGGACCAAGATGCGCCTGTCCGCATGGGTCAAGGAAGGTCAGAGCGGCAAGAAGTTTCTAAGCGGCAAAGTAGAGCCGATGAACGAATCCCGTCCCGCCAACGCTTTTGAACCACAGGCTGGAGATATGCCGTTTTAGTGTAACTTTGCCCGAAGATTACATTTACTACTATAGCCCATTTGAAATTGCAGCCAAATGGTGCTACCGATAAAGGGTTCATTCTCTAACCCCTGCCCTGGCTGCTGCAATCAGTCAGGGTTTTTTTTTACCTCCTATGAGAGATTCATTCATCTTCTACCGCTCATTCCTCAAGAGCATCCAACACCTTGACCCAGTTGAGCAGTTGGAACTATTCCAAGCCATCGTGCAGTACGGGCTTGACCAACACGAACCCGAAATGAGCAGATATGTTCGGGCCGTGTGGGAATCCATAAAACCGCAACTGGATGCTAATCAGCGGAAATACGAGAACGGTTGCAAGGGCGGGAAACCAAAGTATAACCAAAACGAAACCACCACCGAACCAAAGGCTAACCACCCCGTAACCACAACCGAACCACCCCGTAACCTAATGAGTAATGATAATGGAAATGATAATGAAAAGGAGAATAATAATGCAAAGGAGGAAGGGGTAATGGCAAAGCCCAAGAGGGATAGCGGTATTTTGTTTGACCAATTTTGGAGCCTCTACCCCCGCAAGACCTCCAAGCAGTCCGCATCCAAAGCCTTTGCCAAACTCAAAGACGAGGACCAGCAGGCAGCCATCAACAACATCGCCCGCCTATACGCCGAAACCCCCGTCCAGTTCGTACCCCATGCGGCGACCTACCTCAACCAAGGCCGATGGGAGGACCAAGTAATCCCAAGGAACGCTACCTTCAACCCACTAAACCAAACCGACGATGAACCCTTACCATCTTACCGCTGAACGCAGGCTCCTGTCCTGCCTCATGGACCAATTTACCAACCGAGCGGTCCTGCTCCTTCAAATCCCTGAACGCCTATTCACGGGAAACCATGTCCTCGTATATCGGGCCATTGAATCCCTCCACCGAGCAGAGCGACCCGTTGACTTGGTGGCAGTCCACAAGCACCTTATTGACAACGGGCAAGCCCATGTCATCGCTGAATTTGTGGACATCCTTGATGGGAACACGCTTACCTCCGATTGGAAGGTGTACGCCTCCGACCTCAACGAAGCGTGGAAGCAACGGGAGGAACAACGCATCATGGACGAGTTGGCCCATGACAGGGACATACCCAAAGCCTTCGCCCGCTATCAATCCATGCAGGCCATTGAAACCAACGCAACCGAAACTACCGCTCACGAACTGGCTAAGACCTACCTCATGAACATGAACGAGGTCCGTGAAGGCAGGCGCAAGGATTCAATCTTTCCCACCTACATCAGCCCGATGGACCGAATGCTTACAGGGTTCAAGCCTACCGAGTTTATCCTCTTAGGTGGAAGGCCCGCAATGGGCAAGACGCTCTTGGCCCTGCAAATCGCAATGAATCAAGCCATGGCCGACATTCCCGTGGTCTTTTTCACGCTGGAAATGTCAGCGGAGCAACTGACCCAGCGGATGCTCTCCAACCTCGCCACCATGGACGGGGCGCACTTTCTCAACCCCACCGAGCGAATCAGCACAAAAGATTTTATGGATTTGGGCCAAAAAGCGGACCTCCTAAAGTCCAAACCGCTCTACATCGTGGACCTGCACCAAGCCAACCTTGACCGCATTGAAGGCGAAATCGCCAAACTAAAAACCAAGTACGGGATTTGTGGATTCTACCTTGACTACCTGCAACTCGTTGAGCCGACCAAGATTGACAAAGCCAAGCCCAAGATTGAGCAAATGACCAACATCAGCAAGACCCTAAAAGCAATCTGCAAGCGGCAGAAGGTGTTCGGGGTCGTGGTGTCATCCCTATCCCGTGCAACCGAAGGAAGAAGCGACCATCGCCCGATAATGTCCGACCTTCGGGAAACGGGACAACTGGAGTTTGATGCTGACAAAATCGGCTTTGTTTACCGACCCTACGAACACGACAGGAACCAGCCAGCGGACCTCATGGAAGTCATCGTCCGCAAGAACCGCAACGGAAGCCTTGGCATCGCAAATATTCAATGCCACCTTCCCTACACCAAAGCCAACGAATACCCACCCAATTCCCTATGATGGACGAATACAATTTGCAAGCCGCCTGCGTCAAGTTGTTCGCCCTTATGCGACCCAACGAGCAGGGTCTGCTATTTCTCAACCTTAACAACCCCCGCTCCCGCTCCAACGGTTTCTTCCTTAAAGGAATCGGGCTGACTGCTGGGGTGGCCGACATGACCTACCTATCACCCAAGGGTGCGGTGTTCCTTGAATTTAAAACCCCCAAGGGCAAGCAGTCCCTGTCGCAGAAATGGTGGCAGGGGGTCGTTCAGGAGGCGGGGTATAGGTACGAGGTCATTCGCTCCGTGGAAGATTTCCAAAGAGTGTTGGCTGAATGTGGGTAGGTTGTGTATATGTTTGTCCTACTAAACCAAAAATAATGAAACATCAATTTCCATATAATTGGACCTTAAAAGATGCGGTTTTTACCAAAGACAAAGGCACAGTGTTTAGTTGTTTTGCCTGTGGTGGTGGTTCTACAATGGGTTACAAGTTAGCTGGTTTTGATGTGCTTGGTTGTAATGAGATTGACCCTAAAATGATTGAGGCATACAAAACCAACCACAATCCCAAATATGCCTATTTAGAGCCAATACAAACATTTAAAATGCGAGAAGATTTACCGCAAGAACTTTACAAACTTGATATTTTGGATGGTTCACCACCTTGCAGCAGCTTTTCAATGGCAGGAAATAGAGAAAAAGACTGGGGCAAAGAAAAATTATTTAGAGAAGGGCAAGCCGAACAAGTTTTAGATACTTTGTTTTTTGATTTTATTGATTTAGCAAAAAGGTTACAACCAAAAGTAGTAATTGCTGAAAATGTAAAGGGATTGCTTTTAGGTGAAGCAAAAGGCTATGTAAGGCAGATTTATAGGGAATTTGATTTAGCTGGTTATTATGTGCAACATTGGCTTTTAGATGCTTCAAAAATGGGAGTACCACAACGCAGAGAAAGAGTGTTTTTTATTGCATTGCGTAAAGATTTAGCAGCTCTATTTATGGAGCAAGTTGATATGTTTACAGTGTTGCCTAAATTGGAACTTGAATTTAATGAGCCAGAAATACCTTTTAAAGAAATTGATGAATTTGATATTGAAATTGATGATTATTCAATATGCCCAAGTTATATGAAATGTTTAGAAATTTGTGAAGAAGGTAAAAGTTTTAGTACAGTTCATTATAAAGGAATGCTTCATAATGCATATCGGGTAAATAGAAATAAACCAATTTCTACAATAGTTGCACATAACGACGGAACAGCTTATCATTATAAACATAATAGAAGATTAATAAAAAATGAATTTTGCCAAGCTGGCACATTTCCATTAGATTATGTTTTCAATAAATTAAGACCAAATTATTTAATCGGTATGAGTGTACCACCTGTAATGACGGCGCAAATAGCCAGGCAAGTTTATATTCAATGGCTATCAAAAATCAATAACTAACCCCTAACCCATGAAACCAACACCCACCGATTTTCGCCGCTGGCAAATCCACATCCGCAAGGAGTGCGTGAACTGTTCCCGCCCCGACCGCTCCGAAACCATTTCTCCTTGGAGAGTGAACTGGACCCTGCTCGGAAGAATCCTTCAAGCCAAAAACGCCTGACCTATGCCTTGGATACGACCCCAAGACCAAATGCCCTTCAATGGGCAACCCGTTCTAATTACCGACAATGAAGGAATGCAAATCGTGGCCTGGTATTGGGTCAAGGAGGATAAGTGGCATTCCGAAAATCACTCTTGGTTTACTTGTGAAGTTGCCTACTGGATGCCCATCCCCGAAATCGTTTAAGCCATGCAAACCAAATTAGAACGCTATGCCGCCAAGTACGGCGAGGCCTTTATGAACGAACTTCCTGACATTATTCGGACCTACTGCATCGCAAACGACCTGCGGGTGCCTACCAAGAAAAGGCCCAGCAACCTGCACATCATTCGGGTGATTGCCGAAGCGACCAGCGAAGTCCTTGGGATTCCGATTGAGAACATTTACTCCAAAAGTAGGCTGCGGCCCTTGGTCATCGCAAGGAGCATCATTGCAGACATCGCCTACTCCGAGTTCTTGTTCACTTACAAGAACATCGGCATGGAACTGAATCGGGACCATGCCACCATCGTCCATAACTTGATGACCCATGTCCAAGACACACGCTCAACGCCTGAACTCAAGTTCCTTCGTTCACAAGTTTTGCACATAACCAGGCAGAATCTGCAAACAAACAATTATTAATACACCTCTGATTAAGTGCGACTTAGGTCGTCGGTGAGCCTACGATAATCGGCAAATCCGTGAGATTCGGACGGGGTCAGCCTAACCGCTGGCCCTTTTTTTTTGCAATCTTTGCGTATGCAGTCAGCCGACCAAGTCATCCTTGACCTCTACCGCACGGGCGAAATCCGAAAAGCCTGCCTCACTATAACAGGCGGCGACCCGCTTTGGAGGGACCTGGAACAGGAGTGCGTCCTCATCCTCTTGGAGAAAGACCCCGCCAAAATCCTGCAAATACAGGAGCAGGGCTACTTCAAGTTCTATGTCGTTCGGTTGCTGCTGAACCTCTACCGAGGCAAGAACAACCAGTTTGCGCAGAAGTACCGTCACCACGACCTGCTTGAAGAATTGAACCCCGATGCCCCTATATCGCAAGCCGAGTACGATTCGCTGATGGATGACTTGTGGGCCATTGCCGAAGCGGAAATGGACACTTGGGCCAAGGATGGGGCATTCCCGTATGACAAGGAGTTACTGCGTCTGCACTTGAAAACGGGGAACATGAAGAAACTTTCAAGGGACACGGGCATACCGTACCGCAGCATCATTTACTCAATAGACCAAGCCAAGGCCAAAATCAAGGCCGCAATCCAAGCCCATGGACACGCTGATATTTCCCCTGCTGATTAGTTCGCTCACGGCCCTCGCCATTGCCGAGTATCATGTCCTCCCACAGGTTTGGTACAAGACTTGGCTGGGAAGACACAAGCCGTTCTCCTGCGTCACCTGCCTCACCTTTTGGGTGGCGGTCCTGCTTACCTGGTCCACCTGCGGATGGTTCCTTGCTCCCATTTACGGCCTTGCCTCGGCAGGGCTGACCGTTGTAATCCTGCAACTCACGAACCGATGACCCAAGACGAATACCTCCTTGCCGAAAAGCACCGCCATTATTGGAACCAATACCAAGCGGACCTGTTCATGCGGCTCTCCCCCGAAGCGGTCCACGACTTGCAGACCATTCTCGTTGCTAACGGACGACCCGACACAAATTGGTGGTGTGCCGACTGCGTAAAATCGGCCCTCTCCTACATTTACGAACAGGCGGACCTATTCGCCCAAGCCAATCAGCAGACCGTTACTCATGCCCTTACCAACACCGAAACCCCAAGAGCCGAAGGATGAATTCCTGCAACGCTGCATGGGTGACCCAAAGACCAATTCCGAGTTCCCCGATGCTGGGCAACGGATGGCCGTATGCGCTCACCTGTACGCTAACGACAAGCGGCAGCAATTCCAGACCTATGCCGACTACGGCGAAGGTGTACGCAATAACGCCAAGCGGGGCATTGAACTCAACGAGAGGAACGGCAACAAGTGCGCCACGCAGACAGGCAAGGTCCGAGCGCAGCAACTCGCCAATGGGGAAGGGGTATCTCTTGCAACGATTAAACGGATGCACTCCTACCTATCCCGTGCCGAAACCTACTACGACAACGCTGACTCTACCAGCGACTGCGGCTACATCTCCTACCTACTATGGGGTGGAAAAGCGGCCCTTGGGTGGTCACGAAACAAACTGCGAGAACTTGGCGAACTCGACTAAAACCCCGAACGAAGAGGCCCAGGTGCAGGCGAGGATGGACTCCCTCATGATGGTCATTACGACCCTCTGCGACTGCATTGGGGCGGTGGACGATTCCAACTCACCCAACGCCTTTGCGGTCAAAATGAAAATCGTGGACAAGATTGATTCGCTCATAGACAAAATAGAATACTGATGGGAGCAGGAAGGCCACGGATATTTGAAACCCCCGAAGACCTTGGGAAAGCATGGGCCGCATTCAAGGAGGATGTCAAAGCCCAAGGCGAACAATGGAAGCGGGTGCAGTATGTCGGGAAGGATGGGTTAAAGAAGGAAGACCCCGCCAAAGTGCCGTTAACCTTGGAAGGGTTTAAGCGGTTTTGCCGCAATAATTACGGAGAGGTCCAAAACTATTTTGACAACACGGATAAGGCATACGACGAATTTTATGTCATCTGCCGTGCGATTCGGGAGGAAATCCGAGAGGACCAAATCATTGGGGGGATGCTCTCGTTCTACAACCCCTCCATCACGCAGCGGTTGAACGGCTTGGTAGAAAAACAGGAAACGAGCGTGACGATAGAGCAGCCGCTCTTCGGCGATGGAGTTTAAGTACACCACCGCCATCAAGAAGATTCGGGCGATGAAGGCCCGAAAGAAAGTCATCCAGGGCGGGACATCTGCATCCAAGACCTTCGGCATCCTTGCGGTTCTCATTGACCACGCCGCCCGCCATCCCAAGTCGGAAATATCGGTGGTGTCCGAATCCGTCCCTCACCTGCGACGGGGGGCGATTAAGGACTTTGCCAAGATTATGCAATGGACCCATCGTTGGGTTCCCGATCGCTGGAACAAGACCCTCCTGCAGTACAACTTCGCCAACGGGTCCACGATTGAGTTCTTCTCCGCTGATTCGGAAGCCCGCCTCCGTGGGGCAAGGCGGCAGGTTCTTTACATCAACGAGGCCAACAATATCGACTTTGACTCCTACTACCAGTTGGCCATTAGGACCAGCCAAGAAATCTACATTGACTTCAACCCAACCCACGAATTTTGGGCGCACACGGAGGTCTTGCCCGAAACCGATGCGGAGTTCCTCATCCTGACCTACCAAGACAACGAGGCCCTTCCTGATACGATACGATACGATATAGAACGAAACCGAGACAAAGCCGAAACCTCCGCCTATTGGGCCAACTGGTGGAAGGTGTACGGGTTGGGTCAAGTCGGGACGCTCCAAGGGGCAATATACGGGGATTACACGGTGGTTGAAGGGATTGACCCATCCACGATGAAATTCGTCGCCTACGGGCTTGACTGGGGGTTCAGCACGGACCCAACCGCCTTGGTCGCAGTTTACCGCAGGGGGGACGACTTGTTCATTCATGAACTGCTCTACCATCGGGGGCTGACCAACTCCGACATCGCCGTCCGACTGAAAGAGTTCGGCATTACAAGGGCGTGGGAGATTGTGGCCGATTCTGCAGAACCGAAGAGCATTGAGGAAATCTACCGCCTCGGATTCAATATCAAGCCCGCATCCAAGGGACCCGATTCAGTCAGGCAGGGGATTGACATCGTGAAGCGGTTCAACCTTCATGTGACCAAGGATTCGGTTAACCTCATCAAAGAACTCCGCTCGTACACTTGGGCCACCGACAAGGATGGCAAGGACACGGGGGTTCCCATTGATTCGTACAATCACGCCTGCGATGCCCTGCGATATGTGGCCCTCAACAAATTGGCCGTCAGTAACTCGGGGAAGTACTTGGTGGTGTAACTTTGCCACATGAACCTTGAATCCATCATTGATTTGCTTTTGATTTTTGGCAGATTCTTCCTCTTATTGGTCTTGATTTTTGCAATTGTTTCCATATTATGAAACTCGTACACTACTACCACATCTATTGCGGCGGAGGCGGGCAATGGCAACTCATCATGCACCAGCACATGATGGCCCTCTGCAACTACGGGCTGATAGAACAACTGGACGAGATTCGGGTCGGCATTGTCGGCCCACCCGACCAGCGGAAGTTGGTCAAGGATATACTGGACAATTCCCTCGTGGCGGCAAAGATTAAGGTCGTCGTCACCCGAACCAACGCTTGGGAGCAAGCCACGCTCACCGAGATGTACCGAGCAAGCCAAACCGAGGATGCGGCCTACCTGTACGCTCACACCAAGGGCAGTTCCGACCCCAGCCTGATAAACCAACTTTGGTGCAGGTCCATGATATTCTTCAATGTGGTCGCATGGGAGCGATGTGTTTACGAATTGAAGGAAGTGGACTGCGTGGGAGCCTATTGGCTGACCAAGGAAGAGTTCCCCCAAATCGCTGACCACAACAACCCCGACGGCTACCCCTACTTTGCGGGGACTTTTTGGTGGGCCAAGTCAAGCCACATTCGGGAACTCGGCGAACCAGTTCGGGAGCACCGCTGGCAGGCAGAGCATTGGATAGGGAAGCGTGAAGGCATGACCGTCTATAACTCCTGCAAGGGATGGCCTGCACCTGATAAGTTCGTCATCACATTTTAGCCATGGAGATTGTTGTCGCACGATATAACGAGGACCTCACTTGGCTTAACTCTTTGCGATGCGTTCAAACGGTTTACAATAAGGGAGAGGATTTTGGCAACGGTTATTACCCATTGCGAAACATCGGAAGGGAATCGCACACCTACCTCTACCACATCTGCAACAACTACAACGACCTTCATAGTGTAACTATTTTCACTCAAGGCGACCCGTTTCCGCATTGCCCTGACTTTATCGCCAAGGTGCAGTTAATCATTCAAGACGGATTGGATGAACCATTCCGAAACCTGTCTAACTGGGTGCTACCGATTCAGGGGCTAAGTTGCACCGCATGGCCTCACCATTGCTGGCCAAACCTGCTCCCCGAAGTGGCTCACTCTTTATTTGGGGAGGACTTTAACCGCCCGATTTGGTTTGGTGCTGGAGCAATCTTCGCCGTGACCAAGGAGGCCATCCGTCGGCATCCTCTTTCGTTTTACGAGAAGGCTCTACGATTTTTTACCGACGGCGAACCAGACACGGGATGCCGTGGGTATGGACACGCATTTGAACGGCTTTGGCCTACAATCTTTGACGAATGATACACGACTTAACATCCCAAGAACTTGAACAACTGCTCCCAACTTTCGGGATGAACGATGAAATTCTAAACGAAATGCCAGCGGAGTTCTCCGAGCATTTTGGTAAAGGAGTGAAGTTTTGGCAGTACCCAAACCAATTCGCTCCGTATCTCAAGCACTTGTCAACCCTAAAGATTGATAGTTACCTTGAAGTTGGATGCCGTTGGGGTGGAACCTTTATATTGACCACTCGTTTGCTGGGAATCAAAAAGGGGATGGCCTGCGACCTAATACCAAAAAGCGAGATTTTGGAAGGGTTTAATGAGTTGGAGGACTTTCAGTACCTGGAAGGACCAAGCGCAGACCTATCAAAGATTGATGGTCAGTTTGACCTTATCTTGATTGACGGGGACCACTCATACAATGGCGTTAAATCCGACTTTGAAACCTGCCTACGATTCAAGCCCAAATACATCGCCTTTCACGACATCGTTAACCAGGTATGCCCAGGGGTCCAGCAGTTTTGGAATGAAATCAAAGGGCAATACCCGCATCAAGAATTTACGGCGCAATACGATTCGGTTAACGGAACCTTCCTCGGCATTGGTCTTATTGCGCTATGAGTTTTGACTACCTGATTGTCGGTTCGGGTTTCTTTGGTGCAATATGCGCCAAGCATCTGCACGACCAAGGCAAGTCGGTTGTGGTCGTGGAAAAACGCAATCACATCGGAGGCAACTGCTACACGGAGCAGAAGGATGGCATCAACATTCACGCTTACGGGCCGCATATATTCCACACCAACAATGCCGAGGTATGGGCTTGGATTAACCAGTTCGCAGAGTTTAAGCCGTTCCGCTTGCAAACGATGGCATCGGCGCAAGGCGAAGTTTATTCCTTGCCTTTCTCTATGTTCACTTTTGAGAAAACCTACAATGCAACAACTCCCCAAGAAGCGATGGATTCCATAGCCAGGGATTGCGAAGGGATTGGTGAGGCCGAAAACCTTGAAACCGCTGCAATCAAGAAGGTGGGCCGCAAGGTGTACGAACTGCTTATCAAGGGTTATACCGAAAAGCAATGGATGCGGGATGCGGACACTCTGCCAGCGAGCATCGTGAAGCGTCTGCCCGTTCGCTTTACCTACGACACCAACTATTTCAACGACACCTTCCAAGGCATTCCCGTTGGTGGTTATACGCAGATTTTTGAGAAACTGCTGGATGGTATTCCAGTAATGCTTGAAAAGGATTTTTTTACATCGCCTTTGCCCGAATACAAGACCTTGATTTATACAGGCCCGATTGACAAGTTCTTCCGTTACAAGCATGGACCGTTGGAGTACAAGACCGTTATTCATAAGCACCGATATTATCCGAGCGAGAATGTGCAGGGATGCCCTGTGATGAACTACTGCGACAAGAGCGTTCCTTATACCCGCATCATTGAGCATAAGCATTTTGAGGGTGTGCAGACGGAAGGGTCTTGGATAAGTACGGAGTTCCCCACGCCTTACATCGTGGAGCAGACCGACCCCTACTATCCCGTGAACGACGAACGGAACAACGCTATTTATGGGGCATACAAGGCAATGGCTGATTCCTTGCCGAATGTTTACTTTGGTGGCAGGCTTGCGGAGTATAAGTATTACGATATGCACCAAGTCATTGAATCCGCTTTAAACTTCTGCAAAGCAAAACTATGAAACTCCAAGACCTCACCATTGACCAGTTCCAACGCATCGCTGCGCTGGAGTTCAGCCCCGTGCTGACCGACTACGACAAGCGTGCAGGGGTCGTTGCAATCGTTGAGGGAGTGGATGTATCGCTCGTCCGAGAAATGCCCGCCAAGGGGCTTACTAAGCGTTACAAGACCATCATCGCAGAGTGGAACGAGTTACCCACCCTCGCATACAGGAGGCGGTTCAAAGCAGGCGGCAAGTGGTGGATTCCGACCGTGTTCACGGACGAACTCACCGCAGGGCAACTGATAGACCTGATGGACACCGACACGACCGACGAAAAGAAACTCGTACAAAACCTGCACCGCATCATGGCGACCCTTTGCAGGGAGGGCGGGTTCCTCGGTTACTTCCCCAAGAAATACGACGGGGCAAGCCACCAAGAACGGGCCGAACTGCTCAAAGCAAACGCCAAGATTGGCGATGTTTGGGGGGTGGTCAGTTTTTTTTTGCTAAGTTCAGAATCTTACTTGAAAGTTTTGAGCGACTATTCACGGCACCTGACGAAAGGGATGCAGGCCCCGTAACCAACCCACTCGCTGGCTACGGTTGGCTGATGGTCGTGTGGAGGATGGCGAACAAGGATGTGCTGAAATTTGAGGCCATCTTTGCAATGAAGGCGGTGGAGTTCCTGAACTATGCGCTACTCATACACGACATCTTGGAAGCGGAACGGATGGAAGCGGAGCGGATGCGCCGCAAGTAGGACACTATTTGCGTGGCTGGACATTTACCAGCATGGAAACCAAAGTACTTGCCAAGTTCGGAAGCGGCAGTTTGAAGGAAGTCAACATCGCCGACCTTCAAGCCATTGGTATAACCGTAGGCCCGAAAGGTGGAGGCGTGGACCCACGGCAACAAGTGCTGATTGATTGGTTGAAGAATATTATCAAACTTGCACAAAAGAACCTGCTCACGGGTCGGGAGGACGGCAAGGATGTGAATGCCAAGGGGACGCTATCCGCAAGCCTTGATTTTGACCCTATCCCATTGACTGCCGAAAAGATTGCAGTCAACCTTCTTGCCAACCCTTATTGGAAATTCGTGGACCAAGGAGTGCGGGGGACTGTCAGTTCAACCCGTGCGCCAAACTCGCCATTCTCATTCAAGAAGAAGGGCGGAGGCAAGAGCGACCAAGTTGGACCGATGACCCAAGCGATTGCGGACTGGATTACCGATAAAGGGATTTTGGTCACCCCGACCTATTCCCGTGAGAAGAAGGCCATGCGGACGGTGGAGGAGCAAAAACTCGCAGACGCAAGGTCTATCACCTACTTTGTCCGCAGGCGTGGCCTTTACGCCACCAAGTTCCTCACCAATGCCCTCACTCCCGAACAAATAGATTTGCTCGTCAATACTATTTCGGAGGTCTTGGGCAAGCAGGTCAGCCTTTCCACACAACGATAACCCATGTCCATATCCGTACTATCAGGGTCGCCCCTCGTAGCGACCCCCGTTTACAACAAGATGCTTTACAAAGTCAGCGGCTCGCTGATTGCACAACCCAATTACAGGTATGTCTGCGATGTGAAGAACCCCGCAGGCACGACGCTGGCAAGGCTGAAGTGCGATAAACTACCCGCCACCAACTTTGGATTCTTTGATGTGCAGAGGGTGGTTGAGACATTGGTAGCCCCGACCGCCCCATCGCTGACGCAGACGGGCTTCGTGGAGCATTCGGGGTTTTATTCGGGGTATCGGTTGGACTTCACGCAAGAGTACGGAAGCACCCCCGCCGTCACAGGAGCGACCACGACGGTCAGCGGGGTGATGGCCTTTGCTGGGAACTTGGAGCAGTTGGAATTGGCTGACTGGAGTGGAGGCCTGTACTTCCCTTCGGGCACATTTGAGGATTTGATAACCCGAAGCCTTGCAACGAATGTTCGCAGGACGGTCTATTCCGATTCGTATGGATGGTTAGCACAGGGCGTTGGTTCGGGATTTACAAACCCCCAAAATACTGACGCACAAATTACCTACTACACGGCGGGCGGCGCATTGGTTCGGTTTTACAATGTCAGCATCGGGTCTGCATCGGGTTCTACTATCTTTCGATTTGGTGCTGGGCCATTAAACATTACGGCCCTGACTTCGGGCCAATGTTCGGACGGCTTTGCTGGTTCGGTCAACTTCCCAACTGCCGAAGGTGCGTACTACACAATATCGTTTCTTGATGACAATGGAAACGCAACGGTTCCCTTCACTTATGTCATCGGCCCCTGCGAGCGATTTGATTCCATCCCCGTCCATTTCGTCAACAAGTACGGCGGGATTGATTCCTACACCTTCACCATGAAGAACAGGAAGCGGGCCAACATCCAGCGGGAGGTCTTTGGGTACAACTCGGATGTCTATGCAACCACCACCTACAACAAGGTTTGGGCGGGGTCGTTTGACTTCGTGTACGCCCTCAACTCCGATTGGCTGACGGATGCAGAATCCGAGTGGCTGATTGAGATGGTACGGAGCGGGTATGTGTGGCTCGAACTCGGTGGCCAACTTGTGGAAGCGGTGGTCAACGCCAACCAGTATCAATTTGTAACCAGACGGAACGACCGCCTCACCCAGTTGCAGATTGAGGTGGCCGTGGCCTACGACAATTCGATTCTATGAGCGTCACCCTAATCGCTTACCCAACGGCGACCTTCATCGACGACTTAACGGCGTGGAATAACTTCAACGCCCGTGCCGATGCGGATGGAGCAACCGCTAAGGAGGAGGCCTGCTTTGACTGCTTGTACCTGCGCTTTGCGGGGCTGAATGCCATGCCCGAACTCGCCTATGTGCTGGACACGATGGGCGGGACTGACATCGCAGTCACCTATTCCATCGGCGACATTGAGGATGTGACCAAGCAACGGGGGTCTTTCAGCAAAACGATAACCCTGCCAAACACCCCGACGAATCGGGCCTGCTTTGCGTATGCGTACAACATCCAGTCCTTCGTGGGGGGATTCCAACCCAACAAGCGGATCCGTGCCGCCATGTGGGAGGACGGGGTCCAAGTGTTCAGCGGGGTGTTGCAGTTGCTATCCATGTCCAAGACCAAGGGAACCGTCACCTACGAGGTGGGCTTGTTTACGGACAATGTGAGTTTGTTCAAAGCGATTGAGGGCAATATGCTCGTCAACACGGCGGGCGTTACGGGCATGAACCACACGCCCAATAGCGGCCATGTAAGCGGCACTTGGACGGCATCGGGTGCGGCATCAAGCGGGTATGTTTACGGCGTCGTGGATGCGGCGGGGTTCACGGACATCCTCAACCAAGGCGGCGGCTGGTTCCAAGCCCCGTGGTGGAGGCTCGGTCCCAGCATCTATGTCAAGAAGATGGTGGACCTCATCTTTGCCGAGGCGGGGTTTCGCTATTCCAGCACATTCTTCAACTCGTCCCTGTTCAACAAGTTGGTGATGCCCTATGCGGCAGGGACTATGCCGATAAACCTATCGGGGTCCAATATCCTTGCTCAAAGCACAGGCAACACCGCAAACTTTGCACTTAACGCAAACCAAACGCTCGCATTCCCAAAAGACACGCCTGCGCCGTTCTATGACAACCCAGGTTATTGGGTCGCATCGTCCAGCATCTTTGTTGCTCCAATTCTTCCAACCCGTTGGAATGTGGATGTGACCTTGACGATCAGCGGTACGGTTTCAATTATTGAGAATATTCTGTGCAATATGTCCATCCGAAATATCACCAATTCCACGGACATTGCAGTAATTACGGGTATTGGCGCAAGGCTGACAAATAAATTCACGGTCCGCTTTGAGAATATAACCATCCCAGCAAACACGACGGCCAACATCGGTTTTGTCGTTACCAATACCACTTTAACTCAACCGCAGTTATTCAATGTCCTTTCGGGGGCAACGGTTCAATGGACCTGCCTTGAAAACCCCGTTGGGATTGGAGTGCTGGATATGCGGACGGCCCTGCCTGCCGATGTCAAGCAGAGCGACTTCCTGCAGGACTTGCAGAAGATGTTCAACCTCCAGTTCATGCCTGACCCGCAGGACCCGAAACTGCTCTACATCGAGCCGTGGAAGGACTTCTATTCTTCGGGGTCCGTGGTGGATTGGTCGCAGAAATCCGACGAGAACGCAGAGCAGGTGCTGACCAACGGCGACCCCAACGCCTATACCAATATCATTTTCAAGTACAAGGACATGGGCGACTATTTGTCCAAAACCTACAAGCAGTCCTACCCGCTTGCAAGGGAAGGTTACGGGGGCCGCATCTTCAACACCTCCAACTTTTACGGCAAGGGGGACAAGGTGGTAGAAACCCTGTGCGGCACTCTTATCCCCGCATCCTTCAGCACCGACAAAATCGTGGGCCGTACTTGGGACATCGATGGAACCCTCGCAAGTGGAACGGTCAAAGCCCTGCAAACGGGATACCGATTGGCGCAGTATAACCTCATTGAAGGGCAGACCGAATGGGCCTACCAATACGGGGTCAGCGGGAATGTAGCCCTGTCCGTGGGAATCTTGCGGATGCCCTTCGTCAGCCACATCGACAACCCTTACTCCCCGAATGTGGACCTCGCCTTCGGGCAGCCAAGGTTGGTGTACTACAACGCCGTGAACGCAAGCGGGTCGCCGTACGCCTACACCAACAACAATCTCTACAACAATTATTGGCTTAACTACATAAACGAAACCGTATCACAGGAAGCCTTGCAGTTGGAACTCACGATGCTGCTATCAAGCGTGGACATCTACCAACTGGACTTCCGCAAGCCCGTGTACTACGGCGGCATCCGTTGGCGGTTGCTGGAGATTCGGGACTACCTCGTAGGGCAGATGAAGCCGTGCCGTGTGACGCTCCGACGCATCCTGAACCTCACCGACTTTGCTGCAACCACGACGACCCCGATTGCAAGCGACCCCGAATTCCTGTTTAACGGCCCCATTGACCCCGACCCTGTGGACCCAGGCTATGAACCACCCGTAAACCCCGAACTACCCTCCGAAGGATAACCATGGCAGATGTAACCAAAGAAATTGCACTTGAGGTAAGCCTCAAGGATAGCACAAGCGCAGGAACGCAAAGCGCAAAGCAGCGTCTGCGTGAGATGCAGAAAGAATTGATTGCAATGGCTCAAGCGGGCCAGCAAGGGACTGATGCGTTCAAGAGATTGGAACAACAGGCGGGTTCGCTCAAGGATGAAATCGGCGATGTCAATCAGCGAATCAAGAATCTCGCATCCGACACCAAAAGGATTGACGCTTTTGTTGGGGCGGTGCAGGGCATAGCGGCAGGCTTCCAAATCGCTCAAGGAGCGGCGGCATTGTTCGGCGATGAAAATGAGGACTTGCAAAAGGCAATGCTCAAGGTGCAAGGGGCGATTGCTTTAGCCAACGGGGTGCAGCAGGTGGCCAACCTATTGCAGAAGGAATCCTCGGTAATGATGGGACTTAATACCCTTGCGACAAAAGCCTACGCCACGGTTGTAGGTGATGCGACTGAAAAAACGAGGTTGTTTAGGCTTGCCCTTGCGGGATTGGGTCTTGCGGGAATCTTGGTCGTGCTTGGCTTGATTGCCGAAGCCATGGGTTTTTTTAACAAAGTGACGGAGGAGGCTACAAGTTCGCAAAAGGACTTGAAACGCTCCTTGGAAGATACCGCTGGAACGCTTGAGTACTATGAACGGAAACTCAAAGCCAATGGAGCAACCGAGGCAGACCTTGCCAAAATTCGCAGGAAAGCCCTTGAAGCAGAAAAGGCTGAACTTGAACGAAAATTGCAAGAGGATGTCGCTCGCTTTGGGGTCAAAAATGATAAGTACCAAACGGCTTTGCGCCAAGAGATTGAGTTGCTTGACATCAAAATCAAGGAAGAATCCAAGATAATTAACCAAGCGGCAAGCACTCTATCAG